AGACAGGCGGTGATTGGCGGTGGGGGGCTCTTCCGGCCCGCGCGCTTGGCCGACCCCCCCGATCTCGGCCAGGGCGTGCAGCAGCACGACGCGGCCCAGCTCATGACCGAAGGTCCGGCGATAGGCCTCGCGCACGCCCGCCTCGTCCCCGGCGCGCACGCGCGCGATCAGCCGGGCGCTATCGAACCCATGCGCCCGCTCCAGCTCGGGCGTGTCGGCGGGCAGAGCATCGGTCATGCCGCGACGGGCTCATAGGTGGCTTCAAAGATATCGGGCTTGCACGGATAGTGCTCGCCCCGCACGCCCCGAATGATCCAGTCGCCAGCCGAGGCTTCCATCGTGCCTTCGAGGGTGAAGATTTTGAACACAGCACCGTCTCTGGCGACGTGTTCCTCATATTCCTCGAATGACTTGAACCATCGGTCGAAATCAGGGTGCTTGCCAGTGAAGGCGATGACTTCGGCTAGGTTGCTGCCAGTCCACCGGATCGCTTCAATAACGACAGGCTTCTTGCGGAAACGGCTCATCGGCGGCCTCCGAAGGAAATGCCAGACGCATCCGCCGCCAGCACCAGCGCGAGGTCTATGCGGGACGCGGACAGCCCGAACGGGGTCAGAATACTCGTGTTCAGCGCCCGCTGTCGCAGGCCTGACGGCTTGGCCGGGGGCGGGATTTTTATCAGGGCCTTGCTCAAGGGCGTCTCCTTCGGGGTTGCTGGCGGCCCTAGGCCGCCATGGCCGGTTGTCCGGCGTTCTCGATCGAGGCCAGGCCCTGCCCGGCGTCGCGCAAGGCGGTCGCCTGGGCGGTCATCGCCTCATTCTCGCGCGCCTGGGCCTCGGCCTCGGCCCGCTGGGCCCGCATCTCGGCCACGGCGGCGCGGCTGTTCACCATGCCCGGCGCATTGCCCAGGCTGTCGTTGATGGTGCGCAGCGCCTCGTGCACGGCGACCACGTCGCCGGCGCTCTCGTCGAACTGCTTGGCCATGGCGGCGGCGTCGAAAAGGCGCAGGGCGCCGTCCACCTGGGTCAGCATCTGCGCCTTGGCCAGCGGCCCGGCGTAGTCCCAGTCCACGTCCAGGCCCGACAGCTCGGCGGGCGGCGCGGGCACCAGGTCCTCTTCCAGCAGGGCCTCCAGCTCGCGGTCGGCGCCCTTGCCGAACAGATCACGGTCGAACGACGGCACCAGATAGCTCATCGCCCGCTGGCGCAGGTCGCGCCGCTCGCGGATTTCCTCGGCCGTGACGTTCGAGGCGTCGCGCAGATTGATGAAGGTGCCGAAGAAGACCTTTTCGACATTGGCCGTCAGGGCGGCGCAGCGCCGCTCGGCCCAGCTGGGATCGCCCGCGATGTCCGCCTTCTGGATGGCGTCGCGCAGCGACTGGAACCCCAGGTTGACGGGGTCGTAAACGTTGACCTGGCCGGGGCGCCGGTCCAGCCGGTTGCCGAACAGCCGCGTGGGCGCGAACAGCACCGGGTCGTTGATCAGGTCGATGGCCCGTTCCAGCCCGCCCGAGAAGTGGTTCAGCGCCATCGCGTCGGGCAGGGCGTCGAAGCCCAGGCCCGTGGCGTAGGGCGAGCCCTCCCACAGGTCCATGCGCGCGACCTGATAGGGGAAGCTGTCGTAGCCTTCAGCCTTGACCTCGAACATATCGTGATCAGGCAGCAGGGTCAGGCTGGCGAACGGCTTCTGCGACGAGACCGCGCCGCGGATCCCGCCCTGACGCGGCTCGACCAGATGCAGCAGGCGCACCGTCTCGCGCGCCTTCTTCGGATCCTCCGCCAGCTTGGCGATCTTGGGATGCGCCAGCGCCTCGGGATAGGCCGTTTTCAATCGCCACACCGGCAGGGTCCAGGCGAAGAACAGGGTGTCGATCTCCCCGTCCTCATTGACCGCCCACCAGCAGCTGCGCAGCGGCCGGTGTTGATGGCGCGGGCCGAAGCCGCGCTTGCGGCCGACCCAGCGCACGCAGTTGCCGAAGGCCAGGAACTCCAGCCCGCAGCGCGCCACGGCTGTGACCATGCCCGACTGCGGCGCCATCTGGGCGTCGAACAGCTGCCAGCGCAGGTCGTCCAGATAGTCGCGCGAGGCGTCCGACAGCGCCAGCTCGCGCCCGTCCGGTCCCTTGCCCCAGCGCGCCCGGCCCGACAGGGCCATGCCCCGGTTCACGTTCGGGGCGAGGAAGGGCTGGGTGGTGTCGATGGCGTAGGCCACGAACAGGGCCGCCGCCTGTTTCAGCGCCTGGCGCGGCGTATTGGTCACCACGCGGCGGTTGCGGCGGAACACCGGCGTCGAGGACGACACGGTGAAGTTGGCCGAAGGGTAGAAGTAGTCGGCGACCATCTGCCAGCCGGCCTCGAACGGACGGCGCAGCTCCTGCGCCTCTTCCCAGGCGTTGCGGATCCGCTTGCCTTCGTCCGTGATGGACGGCGTGCGCTGAACCGCCGGGGCCTTGACCTCCGCCTCGCTCATCCGCCGATCCCCGTCAGGGTGGGCGCCGGTCCGGCCACGGCCGCTTCGGCCGCGACCTCGCTCAGGAAGGTGGACTGTCGCCCGCCGCCGCGCACGCGCTTCTTCCGCTCCTGGTCAAGCCGGTTCTGCACGTCCGCCGGATCGACGGGACGGGGCTCTTCGCGGACCTTTTGACGACGCAGGAAGCTCATGAGGCCACACTGGCCCCGCCCGCGCGGGGGGCGGACGGGCGGCGCCGCTCAGTCAAACACCACCTCGACCACGTTGGACGCGCCCGGCGCATCCAGCCCCATGGACGGCAGGACGCCCGCCCGGTCGTTGATGCCGTCGCCGCCCAGGCAGGCGTATTCGATGCTCTCGCCGCAGTCCGAATACTCGTTCTTCTTGGCCACCATCGACGTGCTGTCGCCGCGCTTGGGGTAGTGGAAGCCGCCGTTCAGCGCCGTGATGCTGAACCGGCACTCCGGGTCCATCAGGAAGCCGTTGCGGCGCTGCAGGGCCGCCTTCAGGGCGTGGCGGCGCAGCTTGGGGTCATTGGTCGGGGCTGGGATGACGCGGATGCCCGACGACCGCTGCAGCTCCCCGATCCAGCTCATGCCCTTGTTGACGCTGGACCGGCTCTTGCCCGCCGGGTCCATGACGATGATGGCGCGCCGGCAGCGCGGGAACCGCGTCTGCAGCTTGGCCTTGATCGCCTGGCCCAGCTCCACCGCGTCCATCTCGCCGTTTTCGGTGTCATAGGCGACGATCTCGGCATACTGCCGCCAGTGGCCGAACAGGGACCGCTGCAGGAAGGCCGCCGCGCCGCGAAAGCCCACATCGACGCCGATGACGACGGGCAGTTCGGCGTCCGGCTCCATCGGCCCGGGCGCGACGTGCGCCGCCTCGTCGAAATAGGGGTGCACCGGCTGGCCGAAGCGGCCGTACTTGCGCTTGCACTGAAACAGGCGCTCGACGTCGTGCACGTCCATCAGCCGCGCCCGGTCGCGATAGTATTCCGGGTGGATCTTCTTCAGGTTGGCGACGTTCTCGGCCCGCGCATGGAAGCCGTCCGCCGTGTCGGGGTCGTATCCCGGCGCCTGCTTGTGGATTTTGAAGCCCTCGGGCGCGCCCTGATAGTATTGCTCGTCGAACCAGCTGCCGATCAGCGGCGTGTTGGCGTCCCCGAACACGCCCGACCACCCGGGCGGCGCTGGCGGCGCCAGCCGGTCCTCAGGCTCGGGGAAGCGCCCGACCCGGTTCAGGGCGTAGCTGATGATGTCCGACGACTTGTGGGTGTCCACCTCGGGCAGCCAGAAGCCGGTGCACTCCTTGCCCCGGAAGAACTCGTCCAGGTCCAGGTCCTGCACGGCGCGGAAGCGCACGTCGACCTCGACCGGCCCCTGACCGTCCGGTCCCTTGCCGCCGATCTGGATCAGATGGTCGGCCGGGTCGCCCTTGGCCCCGTTCCACTTCCCCCACGGCCGGTCCATGACCTTCAGATATGAGGGGATGACAGAATCCCAGGCGATGCGATAGGTCGGGCAGACCACGAAAATACGCGCTCGACGCCAGCCGTCCCTCGGACTAGGTTGCTGCCAGAGAGCAGCACGCAGACACCGCCGGGCCGAAGCGATCGTCTTCCCCCCGGCCGTCGGCCCGACAATGAACGCCCCCAGGCCCCGGTCGAACTCGTACCGGCGCGCCACCGGCCCGGCGAAGCCCCATGTCCGTTGCTCGATCCTGCGCGTATTTTCCGACAAGCCGAAACCCCGACCCTGACCCTGTTCGTCGCAGTCGGTTTTGGACGCGCCCGAATGGGGGGGGGACGGCGCTGGGGGCCTGTACCT